CAGGCTCCGCCCAGAGCGTGCCCTCCTCGATCAGCGAGACGAGGGCCTTGCGCATGGTGCTGGTGGACACCTCGAACTCCGCTGCGAGGTCCACGGTGGACGGGATCGCCTCCCCGGCAGGGTATGTGCCGCCCTCCACCCGCTCACGGATGATCCGGGCCACCTGCGGCCACACCGAGCGGCGCCTGTCGATGCTGATCTCCATGCCCCGGACCGTACGACGGCGCACCATGCCCCGCGACCGGGGAATTGCGCGCTACGGGTCGCTACGGTCCACCATGGCGCGCTACGCTTCGAGCATGGAGCGACGCTGTGATTACTGCCTGATCCGGTACGAGAGCGTGACCATCGTGAGCGCGGTCGAGCGCATGTCAGGGCCGCCGTTCATCCTCGTCGCCTGCGCCGGCTGCATGAAGCTGAACGGACTCAAGCCGTGGCAGCGGTGAAGGACGCCATCTCCAAGAAGGAGTGGTATCCGAACATCGAGCGGGATGACTGGGCCCCCGAGTGCCGGCTCGACCTGCACATCCTCTGCGCAGGGAACGTCGACCTGTACGTGGACGGCGTCTGCTACATCGCACTGCGGTGCCGGTGCCTCTGCCACCCAAGGAAGAGCGTGCGGCGGTCAGACTGGCCGCACAACTGAGACCGACCCCTGGCCCGTCGCCCCCGTGCGGGCTGGGGGTCTTCGCTTTGCACCCCAGACAGCAAGAAGCCCCCGCGTACGGGGGTGACCTGGGAATTTCGGGGCCTGGATTCAAGCCGCAGCGTGTACCCTCAAGCCGTAACACTCGAACGAGCGGTACACCTTGGGGGTACCATGCATCGCATGAACAATCGCGGGGCGGGGCCGGTGGTCCGGGCCGACATCTACGTCCGCATCAGTCAGGATCTCACGGGCGACGAACTCGGCGTCCAGCGGCAGGAGGAGGAGTGCCGGAAGCTGGCGGCCCAGCTCGGCATGGAGATCCGGCACGTCTGGGTCGACAACGACCTGAGCGCCACGAAGAAGGACGTCGTCCGCCCCGACTTCGAGGCCATGCTCCAGAGCAAGCCCGAGGCGATCATCTGCTGGCACACCGACCGGCTCATCCGCGTCACGCGGGACCTGGAGCGGGTGATCGACCTCGGGGTCAACGTCCACGCCGTCATGGCCGGACACCTCGACCTCTCCACCCCGGCTGGCCGGGCTGTCGCCCGCACGGTGACGGCCTGGGCGACGTACGAGGGTGAGCAGAAGGCTGAGCGCCAGAAGCTGGCCAACATCCAGGCCGCCCGGCAGGGCCGTCCGTACACGGCGGGCATCCGACCCTTCGGATACGCCGACGACCACATGACGCTCGTCGCCGAGGAGGCTGCGGCCATCGTCGAGGGCGCCAACATGATCCTCGCCGGGGAGTCCCTGTCGGCCGTCGCACGGAAGTGGACGGAGTCAGGGCTCCAGTCCCCCCGGAGCAAGGTGACGGGCGCCAAGGCGTGGACCCTGCGTGGGGTGAAGAAGGTGCTTACGTCCCCGCGCTACATCGGGCAGACCACGTACCACGGCGAGGTCATGGCCGAGGCGCAGTGGCCTCCGATCCTCGATCCGGACGTCCACTACGGGGTCGTGGCCATCCTGAACAATCCGGAGCGGTTCAGCGGGGGCAAGCGGACCGGTCGGATGCCTGGCACTCTGCTCGCCGGCATCGGGCAGTGCGGATACGACGGCTGCACCGACACAGTCAACGGTCGCGGCTACCGGGGCGTTCCGGTGTACGGCTGCGCCGCCACACACACGCGCACGCCTCGCAGCATCGCCGATGACCGTGCGAGCAAGGCGACTCTGGCCCGGCTGATGTTCCCCGACTTCCTCGGGCAGATCCTCGGGGCTCAGAACGCCCAGGAGGGCCGTTCAGGGGCTCAGCTCCAGGGGCAGGCCCAGGAACTCCGGGAACGTCTCGACGGGCTGGCAGTGGCGTACGCAGAGGGCGCGATCAGCCTGTCTCAGATGACCGCTGGCTCGGAGGCGCTGAAGAAGAAGCTCGAAGCCATCGAGTCGGAGTTGGTGAGCTCGGCCGGCATCCCTCCGCTCGATCCGGTGAAGGGTGTGGCCGGTCTGATCGAGGGCTGGCCGAACCTGCCTCTGCCGACTCGGCGTGCGTGGGTGGACTTCTGCTGCATCGTCACCCTGAATCCGGCCAAGGGCCGGCACATGTCCTCCATGTCTGTCGATGATCACGTCACGATCGAGTGGCGGGACGTGAGCGAGTAGCAGGTACGGCGAAGCCCCGGCTACCCCCCTTCGGGGGTACCGGGGCCTTGTCTTGCGTCGGTACTACGGGGCGACTCGCCCGTTGGCGTTGAACGCGCCGTACGTCATGGGCATCTGCTCGGCGAGGTGGTCTTCCATCCGCTCGGCCACCATCTCGATCTCGCGCTGCGGGAAGGAGGGGAAGGTGGCCGACTGGCTGATGGTACGCAGTCCGAGGAAGTGCATCAGGCTGCGGGCGTTGCAGGTGGCGTAGTACGAGGTAAAGATGCCCACCGGCAGGACCATGCGGGCCACTTCGCGGGCCACCCCCGCACTCAGCAGGGCGTAGTAGGTGTCGAAGGCTTCGCGGTAGGCGTCGTCCATCGTGGAGCGGGTGTAGAGGCCGAGGATCGGGGCGCCGGGCTCGAAGGTGTACGCGCCGGGCTTGCCCACCTGCACCAGGTTGCGGCCGGGGCCGGGCACGTAGAAGACGGGGGCCAACTCCTTGTAGCGTCCCGACTCTTCGTTGTACGACCAGCCGGCACGGTGGCGGAAGTGCTCGCGCGCTACGAACAGCGGGGCCTCGACGTAGAAGGTGAACGAGGTGTGCTCGAAGGGGCTGCCGTGCCGGTCCCGCATCAGGAAGTTGATCAGGCCGGCGTCCTTCTCCAGGTCGACGACCTCGTCGTGCGAGCCGCCCTTGGTGGAGACTCGGGCCGCGGTGGCGACGTCGGAGTCAGTGGCGCTGGCCTTGACGAGCTCGACGGTGACGTCCGAGCGGGTGGTGAAGTCGGTCACGGGGTGGATGCCTCCTGAGTCTGGTGGGTGCTGGCCTTCCAGGCGTGGTCGGTGATGAGGGCGCCGCTCAGCAGGCCGAGGACGAAGACGGCGACCATGAACGTCACGATCACGGGGGTGTTGTCACGCTGCACTGGGCGCCTCCTCGTCCCGGAGCTGGCGTTCGTGGATGATCTCGGCGCCGGTCGTCCAGGCCAGGTGCTCCAGCTCGGCGAGCATCCGCCAGGCGAGGGGCGACTTGCCGAGGCCGGTGCGGTAGATGACCGAGGGCCTTCGCCCCTTGAGTAGGTGGACCAGGCGGAAGGGGATGATGTTCTCGGGCTTCACGAGGCCGGCGAACTGGCGGGCCTGGTGGTAGGCGTAGACGATGGCGATCGGCTCGGCGGTCTGCGTCACTTACACAGCCTCCCCGAGGAGAGTCAGGGCCTCGCGGAGCGCGGTCTCCAGCCGCTTCACCCGGTCGCCCAGGCGCACGGCCTCGTACCCGGAGGCGCAGTGCCCGGCACGGCAGATGTCGACCTCGTTCTTCAGGGCGTGCAGTTCCTCGACGAAGCCGCCCACCTGCGGGGGCTGGGGCGCCTTGAACTCCAGCGTCTGGGTGTCGAGCGGTCCCTCGAACACGATCGAGCTGGCCTTGATGGCTTCGAGGTTGAGCTCTCCCCCGCGCCTGGCCCCCTCCGTTGCTCACTGCTTCGTCTCCTCTCGTTGTTCTGCTTGGGGTGGGCGTCAGCCGCGTACTCGGTACGCGATCCAGTTCTCGTGCATCGACCGCGACTCGTACGTCGACCGCGACTCGGACGTCAGGTGCCAGCCGCCGGCCTCGCACTCGTACACGCGGTTCTCCACCTTCAGACCGCGCATGGTTCCGCGGGCTGCACCTTGCCGGCTGCGCTTGGCCTGGGCCTTGCCCATCGCCTTCTCTGCGTTGTGCCGGCTCATGAAGTCACGCTTGTTGCCGCAGTCGCACGGCCTCCACTCACAGCTCATTGATTGCCTTCGCCGTTCCCTTCCTTGCCGCAGTCTTCTTCTTGGCCTTGATGCTCGGGTCGTCCTTGACGAACCGGTCACACTTGCACTCGACCCGGTGGCACTTGCCTCGGCTCGATCCGTCGATGGCGTGGTCGTTGGGGCTGTGTCCGCACTCGGGGTTCCAGCAGTAGCCGGGCCAGCCGCCGGCCTTGCCCTGTGCGTTCGCGAGGATGACACCCGACGAGGTGAGCGGCACGATCTTGCCGGTGCCTCCGATGCTCACCTTCTTCGCGAAGCTCTCCGCTTCAGCGACGGCGCCGAAGGGTCCGAAGTTCAGGCCCTTGTGTCCGCTGTCCCAGGTGTGGACCAGTGCGTACAGGTCCCGCATCTGGAGCATGTCTCCGACTTCCTTGATCACGGCCTTGGCCATCTGCTCAGGGCTGTCGAAGGTGGGGTCTTCGAGTATGTCGACGACCGCCCGGATCTCGTGCGCCCTCGGGGTGATCCTCACTCAGCACCTCCTCTCGTCTGGCCTGCCTTCGTCAGGGCGGGGGCGGCCAGTCCCCCACCGACCTCCTCCCGGAGGTTTCGGCTTGTCACACTTGCACTACGGGGTCGACTTCTTCTCGCGGGCGAGCGCGTCCTCCAGCTCCGAGAGCAGGCAGCTCAGGTCACTGTGCGAGTCGGACCAGGCGTCGTAGCTGTGCTCGTCGTACGCCTCGTAGGAGTTGCCCTCCTTCAGCTCCCCCTCCTCGTCGAGGAAGGCGAGGATGCCGGCCTCGCGCTTGTCGTACGCCTCGCGGTAGCGGGCCAGGATCTCCTGCACAGTCTCGGGCTTCTCGTTCACTGCTCGGTTCCTCTCTCGATGACCCGCGCTCCGTAGCGTCGGGTGTTGACGTAGGCGTAGACGTTCTGGGTGAGGGTCTTGTGGTGGCTGCGCCAGTCGCCGGCCTCCTTGTGAAGGCGGGTCTGTCGCTTGTCCAGGAGCTCGATCTCCGTACCGTCCGGCAGTGCGTCGAGCTCGCTGATCTTTCCGATGCGGTTCAACTTACACACTCACCGCCGCGATGTGCAAGTGGGGCTCGACCAGGTTGGCGACGCCCTCCAGCTTGTCGTGCAGGTCGACCACCGATCCGTCGTTGATCAGGTGGTGGTCGAAGTCGTAGTCGTCGAGGGACGTCTCGCTGACGTGGGCTCGGCCGTACTTGTCCTTGGCCGGGCCGACGCCGGGACGGTCCACCCGGATCAGGATGCCGCCTCGCTCGCGGATCGCGTCCGCCTCGTTGGGGAACCGGCAGTCGGTCACCACCAGGGCGGGAGCGTCAGCGTGCTGGTCGAGCAGGGCATCCACCCACACGTTCTGGCCGAGCACCTGGCGGCCGGCCTCCGTGCCGGTCCGCTGGAGCAGGGCACGCACCTCGGGGTACGTCACCTTCGCGTAGTCCCACCCGACCCTGTCCACCAGCGTCCGCAGTCGCAGGTTCCCGGCACCGTAGTGCCCAGGGATCAGGGGATTCTGGCTGTAGAGGAAGTCCTTCAGCTTGTCGGCGAACGCCGCCTGCCTCCAGCCTCGGGTGACCAGCACGTTGGCCGCCTCGTTCTTCCCGGACCTGGCATACCCCGACAGCCCCACGATCAGGTCGCTCATCGCCAGCTCACCTCCGCATCTACCTCGTCCCATACGGCCAGGCCCTGGGCGGCGTTGCCGATGTACTCCTTGACGTCGGCTCGGATGGCAGCCGCACCCTCCACGCCGAACGCGAGGGTCCAGTCGGCCGGCTCCTTGATCTCCACGGAGATCGTGATCGCTACCTTCACTGCTTGTCCCCTTCCTCGGGGTAGTCGGGGAAGATCAGGGCGGCGTAGGAGTCGGCGTCCGGTCCACAGCAGCACGGCGTCCAGCCGGTCTCCCGGATCTCCTCGGCGGCGTCACGCTGGGCGGCGCGCACCAGGTCTTCGAGCTCGCGCTTGGTCTCGTCGTACTCGTCGCCGTACTTGCCGACCAGGATGTTGGCCAGGGCCACCTCGACGGTCGGCGCCCAGCGGGGGCGCCCGTCCACGTACTCCCAGCCGTCTCGGTCCCGCGCCATCAGGCGGCCACCGCCTCGAAGTAGAACTCTTCGTTCAGGTCGCCGGCACGGACGAGCTCGCCCTCCAGGTGGGAGAACTCTCGGTCCACCGTCACGGCCACGGACTGCACGCGGGCCCGGCCTTCGATGAACGCGATGCCCAGGTCGGTGAT